GAGGAGCATCAGGAGCAGGTGGTCCTAACGACACCAATGGTGGCGGTGGCGGCGGAGCTGGGGGATACAGAAATTCTTTTGGAACCTGTGAGTCAGGTGCAAGAAACTGTACAGAAGCCACAGTTGAATTAACTTCCGGTGAAACATATACAGCCACTGTAGGTGGCGGAGGTGCCGGGGGAAATACTGGTATTGGAGTTAGTGGTGCTACATCATCACTTGCTGGAACTGGGGTTTGTATATCTACTGTTGGCGGTGGTGCAGGAGGTCCAAATAACTCTGCAGGATCTGCCGGAGGATCTGGAGGTGGCGGAGGTCACGGTACGGGTCCAGGAGAAGCTGGAGCAGGAACAACTAACCAAGGAAAAAGAGGTTCTGGAGGACCTGAGTCCGGTGGTGGCGGAGGAGCCAAAAATATTAGCGGTAATACTAATTCTGACGGTGTAAGCGGAGGTGATGGATTAGCAAATTCAATTACGGGAAGTGCTGTAACAAGAGCCGGTGGCGGCGGAGGAAAAGGTGGATGTGGTCCACCAAATGGCGGAGCCGGCGGCGGTGGTCGAGGTTCTGGAAATTTTACAAATGCTGTTGACGGTGACACTAACAAAGGTTCAGGTGGCGGAGGAGCTGGCGGACCTAATGATAGAACTGGAGCTGCAGGTGGAAAAGGTATAGTAATATTAAGAGTGCCTACTGCTTGCTACAGTGGAACTACATCAGGGTCTCCAAGCGTTGCGACAGACGGATCAGACACTGTTATATCATTTACTTCAACTGGGACGTATACTGCGTAATGGCTTATTTTGCAAAATTAGATGAAAACAACATTGTTACAAATGTTGAGAGTGTTGAAAATTCAGTTATCACTGATGAGAATGGAGATGAACAAGAGTCTTTAGGTTTAGCTTTTTTAAGACAAGTACACAAAAATCCTGAAGGTGTTTGGAAACAAACTTCTTATAATACAGTGGGTGGGGTTCATAAATTAGACGGAACGCCATTTAGAAAAAATTATGCAGGAATTGGATATAAATATGATGAGTCTGTAGATGCTTTTTATAGACCAGAATATATTGACCAAGATGGAAATGTTTATACAAAATGGATTTTAAATACAACTACATATCAATGGGAACCACCTATTCCTTATCCTGTTACATATGATGATGGTCTATTAGGTACGGACGAAGACACCGGAAATGAAATAACTATACGTGATCATTATGACTGGAATGATGATACAGGTGCTTGGGAAAAACCATCCGCTTAATAGTTGATCTAAATTAAAGACTATGATATAAGATTCTGTAGAAATACAGAATGATAGAAATTATAGACAACATCATATCGGTTGAAGAACAGAACCACATAAAAAATCTTTTATTAAATAGAAGTTTTCCTTGGTTTTATTTAAATGATGTTTCTTTTGAAAACAACACATTAGAAAGAAAACCTGGATTAAGTCATTACTTTATAAAAGAAGGAAAAGTTTCTAGCGATTGGTTAATAAAGCAACCCAATAATATATCTAAACTAATTGATAGTTCTGCTAATTTTTTAAAAAAAGAAGAGTTAAAAATAGTAAAGTCTAGAGCCTTTTTACAATTCCCTTTGTCTGAAGAAATGATTAAAGGTAACTATATAGATACACCTCATTTAGATTTAAAAGAAAAACACATAGCATTATTGTATTATGTCAATGATAGCGATGGCGATACTATTATTTATGAGGATGTAAAAAAAAATAAAATAAAAAAAACAGTAAAACCAAAACAAGGACGTATGGTTATTTTTGATGGATCTTACTGGCATACGGGAAGTCAACCTAGAAACAATATACGTTGTATTATAAATACGGATATAACAAAATGATATCGCTTCGTAAAAATTACATTCCTTTATATTGTTATATAAAAAAAGTATTCACTCAAGATGAATGCAAGATTATATCATCTATTAAAAATAAAATAGAATTAAAAAAAGGTGTTGTTAAAAACCAAAAAGAATTTCAAAAGATTAGAAAAAGTGATGTTTATTGGTTAGAAAATAATGAAGAGTACTCTTGGGTATATGATAAAATTAATGATTGTATTCAAGAATTAAATAATAAATATTTTAAATTTAATATAGACTCAATGGAGTTTATTCAGTTTACAAATTACAAAGCACCAAGTGGTAAATATGGTAAACATATAGATTGTATAACAGATCATGTAGTTAGAAAACTTTCTTTTGTTGTTCAAATAACTGACCCTAAAAAATACAAAGGAGGGGACTTGTGTTTATACGATGGAGAGGAGCCACAAAAAATGAATAAAGATCAAGGGGATTTTATTTGTTTTCCTAGCTATGTTTTACATGAAGTAGAACCTATTACTAAAGGTGAAAGAAATTCTTTAGTTGGATGGGTAGGAGGTGAAAATTTTAAATAATGTTGTTTCCTAGTCTATCTATAGATAATTTTTTTAGCGATCCTGATAAAGTAGTAGAACTTTCTAAAACATATGAGTATGCACCTCACCCCACTGGCAAATGGCCTGGAGTAAGAAGTGCATCATTACATCAAATAGAACCTAAATTACACATGCAAGTAGGAAGAAAAATATTAGCAACCCTCTTCCCTAATTCTTATGAAAAAATTAGATACGGTTCTTCAGAATTAATGTTTCAAAAAATAACTCCCGGTGAACAAAATATTCATGGAGGTAACTGGGTGCACTGTGATAGTCCAATGGATTTAACATTTATTGTTTACCTTTCAAAACATAAGAATTCTGGGACCTCTATATATGAAATGAATAAACCATATCCAAATAATGATAACTTAGAAAAAGACAGATATACTTTTAGTAATTCTAAAAATAAACAAAAAGCTATAAACCTGCTTGAACAAAATAATAAAAATTTTACAGAAACAATTTCATTTAAATCAAAATATAATAGAGCTATTTTTTTTGATAGTGGCCATTGGCACTCAGCAAATATATCTTTTGAAAAAAATGAACAGGAAGACAGATTGACTTTAATAGGTTTTTATCGTAATTTTATTAACACTCGGTTTCACCAAGTAGAAAACAGAAGAATATGAAAACATATAATTATAAAAGAAAGAAAAATTTTCCAACAGAATTTAATAAAGATAGTCAATTTTCAACACCTATTTGGTATGCCTATGAACCTTCGTTTGTAACTTCATTAAATAAAGCTTCTGATCCTCATATTGAAGCAGCTAAAAAAAGAATAGCTCCTGAAATAAACAGAAGAAATAAAACATATGGAAACAAAGAAGACACTGGTGCAGTGTATCATTCTACAACATTATTAAATGATACAAAGTTTGAAAAACTAACTCTTTATGTAATTCAAACATCAGCACGTTTATTGACAGACATGGGTTACAATTTAAAAAACTACGCCGTGTTTTGCACGGAAATGTGGGTACAGGAATTTCCTAAACATGGGGGAGGACTTCATACTCCACATACCCATTGGAACGGACACGTGTCAGGTTTTTATTTTTTAAAATCTGATGAAGAAACAACAAGCCGTCCAGTTTTTCATGACCCTAGACCTGGTAAAGAAATGATTGGTCTGCCGGAACTTGATACAAGTATTATAACACCCTCGTCTCATGAGATAAATTATAGTTGTAAACCTGGAACTGTGTTTTTCTTTCCATCTTATTTAACACATGAGTTTCCACTTGACCTTGGTTATAAGCCGTTTAGATTTATACATTGGAATTGTCAGGCTATCGATAAAAAACTATTAGATGGTTATGCAAATAACGTTCCCTTAAATTTTAAACTGTGAACTTAAAAAAAATAAAATATAAAGTTATAGATAACTTTTTACCAAAGAAACAACATAAGTTAATGTACGATTTATTTATGTCAAATGACTTTCCTTGGTTTATGCAACCTGGCAACTCAACAGTATTAAAAAGAAACACAACGCTTCAAAAGAAAAAATTTAAAAACATAAAAGAAAACTTTCAATTAAACCATATGTTTATATCTATACAATACAACGATGGTAGAATAAATTCAGAATACTATTCTCTAATAAAAAATTTTATAAAAAAATTTCAAACAGACTATAAGATTAAGGAAATAAAATTATTAAGAGCTAAAGTAAATTTACAACCTAGAATACCAGACGCTAAAGAATTTCATCACAACACCCCACACGTAGATTTTGCTAAATTACAGCACAACGTTTTGTTGTATTATGTAAATGACTCTGATGGTGATACGTTGCTTTTTGATAAAGATAAAATACTTAAACGAGTATCTCCCAAAGCTAACAGGTTGTTAGTGTTTGACGGTACTATTTTACACACAGGTAGCCACCCAATTAAATCAGATTACAGGTTGGCGTTAAATATAAATTGTCATTTTTAAATTACATAGATATTATTAAAAAAGCTACAAAGTCTGAAAGCTTAAAAGAAATGTGGGATGTATCCGGCATTATAAAAGGTAGATCTAATAAAGAATTTAAGTTTGATCTACGACCTATTTCTAAACAAAAAAATAATTTAACAGGTAAACTTGGGTATACAAATACCAAAGCAGAAAAAATGGTGTTTGAATTTAAAAGTGAGTTTGTTATTGTAGACTTAGAAGAACTACATGAATATTTAAAGACCAACAAATTAAACAAAGTGTATTTAGAAAAATTAATACTAGAACTAGATTGGAATATAATAATACCTAAACATGTTTAAATATAAAATTATAAAAAAAGCCATAGGATATGAACTAGCTAATTTTTGTTTTAATTATTTTAAAATGAAAAGAGAAGTAACTGCCTATTACATTACTAAAAATGTTGAATTAGAAAGAATTGTTCCTAAGCCTACAGGCAAATACGTATCTATGCGAGAGTTGTTTGCAACAAAATTTATGGGAACTTGGTCCGATCCAGATGTTCCTAATACGTATTCGCATTACTCTGATATTGTAATGGAGACTTTGTTAATAAAATTAATACCTTTAATGAAAAAAGAAACACAATTAAAATTAGTGCCCACCTATTCATATGCTAGAATGTATAAACCTGGTGATGTTCTTGAACGACACAAGGACAGACCTTCATGTGAAATATCTTGCACCATGCATTTGGGAGGGGATCAATGGCCTATTTATATAGCACAGAGTGAGAGACGCGGAACCAAAGGTAAAAAAGTCTTACTTGATAAGGGAGATTTGTTAATATATAGTGGATGTAAGTTAGAACATTGGAGAGAACCTTTTGAAGGGGACTTGTGTGCTCAAGTTTTTCTTCATTATAACCATGAAAATGGTCCTTTTGCTAGTGAAAACAGGTTCGACAAAAGGCCGATGTTAGGTCTATCCTATCATACGAGAAGTACGTTTGATAAATAGAAATAATATTATATGGTTTTTATATGTTACAAAAATTAGGTTTTGCTCCAGGATTCAATAAACAAGTCACTGAAACAGGCGCTGAAGGGCAATGGTTTGATGGTGATAATGTTCGTTTTAGATATGGAACTCCAGAGAAAATAGGGGGTTGGACTCAGTTAGGGTCAGATAAATTAACAGGTGCCGGCAGAGCCATTCACCACTTTGATGATAACGCAGGTATTAAATACGCAGCCATAGGCACAAACAGAATTCTTTATGTTTATTCAGGTGGTCTATACTATGACATTCATCCAATAAGAGCTACCTTAACGGGAGCTACGTTTACCAGCACATCATCTTCAACTACAGTCACTGTAACTTGTGGCACTAGCCATGGTTTAAACGAAGACGACATTGTTATGTTTGATTCTGTTAGTGGTGTTACTGCAGTAGGATCAACTTATAATGATGCTACTTTTGAAGATCAAAAATTTATGGTTACTTCAGTGCCTACAGCAGCTACTTTTACAATTACAATGGATGCTCAAGAATCAGGAACTCCTTTGTCAGCCAGTGGGTCTGCTTCAGTTCTTTGTTACTACACTGTTGGTCCGGCACAACAACTTGGGGGTTTTGGTTGGGGTACAGGTCTATGGAGTGGTACAGCAATTGGTCCGGCAACTACAACACTAGCTTCTACCATTAATGATACTGTAACCGATATTCCTTTAACTAACTCTGCAGCTTTTCCATCTACTGGAGAAATTAGAATTGGATCAGAGGATATAAGTTTTACAGCTAATGACACAACAACAAATATATTAAGCGGAGGTGCAAGAGAAGTTAATGGCACAACCAAAGCAGGACATAGTGCAGGCGCAACTGTAACTAATATATCTGGATTTGTTGGATGGGGTGAAGCTTCTTCAGATGACTTTACAATTGACCCAGGTTTATGGGTTTTAGATAACTATGGTACAAAATTAATTGCACTTATTTATAATGGTCCGTGTTTTGAATGGGACGCAGCCGGTGGTGGTTCTACCTCTACAAGAGCTACTCTATTGCCCAATGCTCCTACAGCATCTAGACATGTATTGGTTTCTACACCAGACAGACACTTAGTATTCTTTGGAACAGAAACTTCGATTTCAACTAGTAGTTCTCAAGACGATATGTTTATACGGTTTTCTTCTCAAGAAAGTATTGATCAAACAGACTCTTATGTAGTCAAAGCAACCAACACTGCGGGTACACAAAGACTTGCAGATGGTTCTAAAATTATGGGAGCTATTAAAGGTAGAGATGCTATTTATGTTTGGACCGACACGGCTTTATTCCTTATGAAGTTTGTAGGTCAACCATTTACATTTGCTTTTGAACAGGTAGGTACCAACTGTGGTCTACTGGGTAAGAACGCTTGTATTGAGGTAGACGGCAAAGCGTATTGGATGTCTGAAAATGGTTTCTTTACTTATGATGGTCAGTTAAAATCTTTACCGTGCTTAGTAGAAGACTTTGTTTATGACGATATAAATTCTACATCTAGAGATCTTATAAATGCAGGATTAAATAATTTGTTTGGAGAAATAAGTTGGTATTACGGCACGGCTAACTCTAATCAAATAAATAGAGTAGTCACATATAACTATTTAGATTCTGATGCTAAGCGTCCTATATGGACAACCGGAACATTACCTAGAGCTGCGTGGCAAGACTCTGCTGTATTTGATAAACCACACGCTACTTTTTATAATCCGTCAGATAACGCATCAACCGATTGCACTGGAAACACGGATGGTAGTACTATATACTATCAACAGGAAACAGGGACCGATCAAATTAATGCTGGTGGTGTAACTACTGCTGTTATTGGTTCTATTACATCTGGAGATTTTGATATTACACAAAGAAGAAGTAACACTGGAGCGACTGTAGGTATGCCAGACACTAGAGGAGATGGTGAATTTATTATGAGAATAAGCAGATTTATACCAGACTTTATTTCACAGACTGGAAATACAAAAGTTAGTTTTGTTACAAGGCAGTTTCCTAACAGTTCTTCAACTACAACAGATTTTACTATTGACTCTAGCACAACTAAAAAAGATACCAGGTTGCGAGCCAGATCTATTGCATTAAAAGTTGCTAACACAACTACAAGTGAAGATTGGAAACTTGGCACATTTAGACTAGATATACACCCTGGAGGTAGAAGATAATGGTAGCATTTTACAACCCAGCCGATCAAGAACTTTACAAAACATATCAGTATCTTCCACAAGAAAAATATAGATTAGGCCTTAACTTACCAAGACCTGAAATAGAAGATACTTTTAGCAAAGGTATACCTGCAACTAACGCTTTTACTGGGGGAGATAATTTTAGTGTTTATAATGCGAACCCTACAAACAAAAATTTTAATCCATATGCTTTACAAGATGCGAGGTATGACAATGAGTTATCCTACGTTGGTTCTCCTATTACTGGTTACACAACAGATACTGAAGCAATAAAAAATATGGAAATGTATCCAGAATATTATGGATTAGATGCAGCTGCACGACAATATAAATCACCTACAAAATTTCAAGAACTTATATCACGAGGAATAGATTTTATACCAGGTATAGGAACTTTTAAAAAAGGAGCTGAATTTTTATCAAACGTAATAAGTCCGTACATGCCCATTAACAGAAGAGCAATAATGGAAAATGAATTAGGTTTGGGGGGTGTGATGGTAAATGACATTGGTCAAATTGTAGTTCCACGAGGTGCTATGTATAACACACCTGAAGGAGTTATGGCTGGATATAATGTTTCTAAAATGACTGATGAAACTTTTACTGATAGAATTGGTACAATAGAAAATACTTTAAGAGATAAATATGATTTAACTGACGAGGAAATAGCAGATGTTAAAGCAGGTAATTATAAAGGAGATGTAAATACTGATTTATTTGACAGAATTAGAAACATAGAAATAGCTAGAAGAAATTTTGCTAAAGCAGATAAAAAAACAGATCAAATCGTAGATCTTAGAACAGACACTAAAACTAATAATCAAAATCAAAATCAAAATCAAGGTGATGGTACTTATGGAGTAGGTAGCGATGGTCAAGCATCTTTTGATTCAGGACAGGGATTTGGAGTTAATGCAACAACTGGTGGTCCTGTAAGTAATAAAACTGGTAGAGGAAGAACTGATTATAAGCATGGAGGACTAGCAAGTATTTTATAATGGCAAAGATAGTAGAATCATTAACTAGAGCAGAACCAGAA